TTGTTATATTGAACCACACTCGGCTCCCCTTACAACCTTGTTCCTGTCAATTCAGGATGCACCTGGAATGAACCCAGCGGATCCCCTTGGTTATTTGTATCTGTCAATTCAGATTGAAAGTGTGTTTCAATATAACTTCTCGCTACGCAGTGCTTCACAGCAAGGCGGACTGTTATCACTGCTCATCAAATCGTGTGCAGTGTTGTCTCAGCGAGAAAAATATATCAGTAAATTCTTAAAGAATTCTACGCAGCTACTCGATCGTTTGCTGCTAAGTGTGTATTATAACACTGTTTTGATCGACTGTCAACTGCTGGGTGTGTCTTTTAGCAACGCTACCGTTTCCACAGCAATCAACTTCTCTCTAACTAGTCTCTAGTATAACACTGGTTGGATTTTGTGTCTACCAGTGCCATAAAAAAACCCGCCTAGTGTGCGGGTCTTTGTTGATGTAGTACGTTTGTTAACTACAGTGGCAAAGACCCTGAGGACAATCGCTCTCATAGGCCAGCTCATAGCTGGTTGGTATTAGATTGAGTGTGAGTGCAACTTGCGTGATCATAGTGTAGTATATATGCCTGCGACAAAAAAGTCAAGAAAAAAGGCTACCAAAGTAGCCTTTTTGGTTGTTTTGATTACAAGGTAAGTCCTACCTCGGCTTTGGGTTTTTAGGCCGCAAGAGCGAATGTATTATCATTTGCAGATAAAGGTTTTGTGTCTACGACCGGGTCGCCCCAATCCTAACGGCTTCTACATTGCCGGACTGTCCATTTCTGTACTCTTGACCCAATCGATAGCCAGGTCACCCCCACCTAAATATACCCGATACACTTAGGTGGAGGTGGTGGGAGTCGAACCCACGTCTTGAATCCTTTTCTGTCTACTTCATACAGTCTTAACTCAATTTTACGATTCAACTATTTGAATGTCAAGCCGTAAAGGTTGATCCCAATCTACCCAATCAATTTGTCCTGCTGTTCTAGCACTTTGTATAGAGTCCAAGATTTCTACTACATTGTAGCCCGGTCCTGGCACTTCCAAAGTTTCCCAGAGACGATTTTGCATGCTGACATTGAGTTTCATACAGCTATTTATATCACAGGGTCAGATGTGTCTGCACACACCAGCCAACCCAATCGAAACAAATCTTGACGTATTTCATCGGTTACATGACTTTCGCCAACATACAACTGACTTTCCATGTACATTGCATGTTGCTCGGGTGTCATCTCTTGCAGTTCTTGCTCAGTGCGATCGTCTCCGCGTATGCCCGAGCAGTACCAGTTCATGTAGTCGCCTGTTTGCTGCATGTCTGCTACAATACCGCCAGCATGTCGCCAACTGCAACCCCAGACAGTGCCTTTCAACAAGGGCCAAACATCATTTTTTTGAAATTCATTGTTGCACATGGCAGCATACAGATTCTGGGCATACACATCGCTAGCACGAACCTTGCCCAAGATCCAGTCAGTACTGCGGAGATCGTGCTCCATGTTGTTAATTTGCCATTCCGGCCTGGCCTCGAACTCTGCTGTCAGCTGGGCATGACTCTTGAAGAATTCAATTTTTTGTTCAGCCTCTTCCGGCTCCAGTTCGCCACTCTGTAGTTTTTTGTTTATAATGTCGATGTGGAACAGTCCACGTCCTGGACTAGAACTGATCATTGCAATCTCCGTGATCGCCCGGTCTGGGCCAGCATGGCATCTACAACATCTGGGTTGGCATCCAGATCATCAGCCATTGCTTCGAGACAAATGCTTCGGCTCTGTTCTGCTAACTCTTGAGTGGTCATGTTGCCGAACGTTTCGGTTATATCAGCAATTAACTGGTCCAGTTCTTCCTGGGTACCTTCAAAGGTATCAAACGCTCCGGGAGCAAAAACTACTTTTAACGGTGTGCTACTCATATAAATCCTTGAGCTAAGTGATGGATAAATGGTGCGGGAGGTGGGACTCGAACCCACAAAACCCGAATTTTAAGTTCGGTACCTATACCTATTCGGTTACACCCGCTAATTTTTTAGTTCTTTCGTAGTTACCGCCTTTAGCAGCAAGTCCTACTTTCTGTAGCGCTTGTCTAATGTTACTACATTCTTTAGTATGGTAGACACATTTTTAACTTAAAATCTCTGGTCCGGCGTAACAGAATCGAACTGCTATTAGGGGAGTAGAAATCCCCTGTATTATCCATTATACGAACGCCAGATACATGGTGGGCTGGGTGGGATTCTAACCCACGATCAAGGGTTTATGAGACCCCTGCTTTGGGACAACTAAGCTACCAGCCCCGAGTGTTTGTTATACTAAGTTCTTATTTAATTGTCAAGTTTTTTTTAAAAGATTTACCGTGTAGTACTTTTTCTAAATGGTTAGTATCAAATTAAATTTTTGTCTATCAACAGCTGGCGCATTTGTTGGTAACTCAAATTTGATTCGTCACTAGCATCATTGTCTTGCTCATTGACATATCGATAGACGTGTGAAACAGTCAATAAAAATCGAACACCCGATCCGCTGTACACCATATGTGGTTGGTGCCCGTTTATCAAATAAAAAGTGCCAGGATCGTACTGTAATCTATGTACAGGATTGATGAATCGTTTTTTTGTGAATATGTCATCATATCCTTGATTTTCTTCAAATTCTGAATTAGGCGAAAACAGGGTGACAGATTCGTCTCTGACAAATAACATATTCAAAGCCCATTTTCTATGACGGTCCAGGTGCCAAGAATATATCTGATTTGGTTCCAATCTAAATAAACGTGCAGTCAACTGGTGATCATCGATTAGTGATCTAATATCTGAGCCTTTGGGTATAAAATTATTAAATTGTGCTATATTAAAAGTCTTTTCGTCTTGACCTTTTGTGAAAGTCATCTTGTTCAGATGCTCATGCCACTTCAATCGATCTGTGGACCATTTCAATTTTGTTTCAGTAAAAAATAATTCTGATACATCTGTCATAATAAACTTTTAACAAACTATTTAGGGTCAACAGTTTTAAACAACTGTTCGGCGTCGCTCAAGTGGTCTGTTTTGATCTCACGCATTTCCAGACTAAACAGTGCAGCAATAGAATTCTTGTAAGTAATACGTTTGTTGTTCCAGTCCCGGATTGCAATGGCTCTGCGTCCAATCTCATCCAACGGCAACAGGTGTTCCACTCCAGACTTTAACTGCCATTCCAGGTCCCAGATCCGGTTATGAATCACAGTGATTTCTGCAATGTTGTGATCCAGGATGGCACGTTGGTCAGCGTCAAGAGTGCCAATTAGTTGCTGATATCGCTCTTGGTACCAGTCGAGTTCGGCTTGGTTGGCACCTTGGGTTCGTTCATGTTTGATCCGTGCAATACACAATCGATCAATTAATTCTAGTACAGGTAAAAATTCCATAGTCAGTTACTTAGTTGCGGTTTTCTTCAAGAGGTACATTGTGACTTCAGCACCAGCAACCTTGACAAGTTCTGTAGGATATTTGTTGCAGTCTCCCCATCTATTGCTCACACCTTTAACACCAATCATTTTGGGATTGAGTTTGGCCACAATGCCTACCATCATGTTGGTGCTGCGAGGATACACTACACAGTCGCCGATTTCCAAGGGTTGGCCAAAAAGGTCTTTGTGCTCTACGGGAATTTTAGCCATGCTGTACTATCATGTAACGAGAGTGCGGATAGGTCAATTGCAACCATTCCAACAGCCCTTCTTCCCAGGGCAACTGCACCGAATTGTCGTAGTTGGCAATATACATCAGTAGGTTTCTTTGATGATGTCAAATTGGTCCACTGGGTACTGTGCTTTGAACTCGTCTGTCTTGACATAATCATTGTAGCTTTTGGCTTCAAAGAACATTTTCTTGAACACGCTCATATGCGAGTTTTTGGGACAAACTGTGAGATAGATTGATTTTGCTTTGCCAGCCATGTTAGTTTTCCTTTGTTGCTGTGGTGTGTGTATTATAACAGATCATGTGTTTGCAATCAACTGTGCTCGACTCCAAAATGTCTTAAAATATTTTTATGGTCATTTGCTTCTAGACAAATCTCAGCACATTCCTGGACAATCAACTCAGCGAACTTTTGACGGTCAAGCCAACCAGTTTTGGGATCACTTGCTTCCAGAGCTAATAGTGCAATTCGTTCGTTCATGCAACACCTCGCATGTCAGTATTCAAGTTGGGTTTCATTTCGCGGATCAGTGTTCGCTCCATGGTATGTGCTTCAGTCTTGCCGCGCACCACTGCTACCACACGCACCGTAAAAGAGTCTGTGCCACGCTCTCGCATGGTTTCATACAGCATCCACCCACGGTTCTCGCCACGCATGCGGTACATGTGTTTGTTGCAACGTACCAGCACACTTTTCTTCACAGTGCTCATTGTTTTGGCAGTGACACCAATGTAGAAGTCAGCACCCGACTCAATCATGTAAATGATGTGAGTACGATCGGTACGTTTTTTGCGGGCTACTGTTTTGCTGTTCATGTGTATATTATAGCAAATCGAGCATTAGTTGTCAACCGATTTAGTTGGACTTTTTAGGGCGGCCACGACCGCGTTTTGGAGCGTCAAAAACTACTACATTAGTATTAGTTTCTGCAAGACGTCCGGAATAAGCACCCAAACGGGCAGTGTGAACAAGACCAGTAGCAGTGTAAGTAATGGTACCGCCAGTAGATGTAGTAATAACTTTGGTCATTTTGCTGTCCTTTTGTTGCTGTTTAAGCGTTAATTATAGCAGAATGGACATTAATGGTCAACTGATCATTACCTGGTAAGTAGTTGAATGACCACAAATCTTGATCCGCACACCAAAAAATTCATATACGACGACGAAATTTGGAGAAGCTCTCAGTGCCTGCAACAGGAACAAACCACGGCTAACTATTTTAGCAATGCACTGATCAATCTAGGATACCAATCGGTTGACAATTCAGCCCAATCACAAGGTTCAGATCACCGTGTTTGGCAACGAGAAGATCAGAAAGTTGTGGTATGTCTAGTTGACGATATTCGTAGTTGCAGCAACGACTATCATGTGGATTTACCTTATTTGTGGGATAAAAATACCACAGTGATAACTGATAACTATATCAGTTGTCCTACTCAGTATCGTGTTTGGAATCTTCCTGTCAGCTTTTACGGCATATACAGTTATACACCACAGCCGCGTGTGTGGCAACCCGAACGTCATTTTACTTTTAGTGTAAATCGCATAGACACACGCCGATTCAAACTTATGTTGGAACTGGCCAAGAGATCACACTTGCACAAAGGATATGTAAATTTTAATGCACAGCGAACTGTTGGCAATCGAGAATTAGAAACTCCTGAGCAACTGGCAGTTAATTTTGCTGACTTTTGGAAAAACTTATCTCCGGAGGATCAAGAATGTTGGTCTGCTAGTTTTAAGTTAGTAGCTCCGCAGATCCCTTTGCGAAATCACGAGCTGGAACATGATGATGTGTACACTCGCAGCTATGTCAATATTGAATGCGAAACTTATAGCAGTGACAACTCAGTGGCGCTGAGTGAAAAAATATTTCGTTTGTTGGTATCTCCTAGTCCGTGGACTGCGTATTTAGGCCAATACGGTGTGGCTTATCTTGAAAGCCTGGGTTTTGACTGCCTGCGAGATATTATTGATCACAATCATTATGATCGACTCAAAGAAGTAGAAAACAAAAACAACATTTTTATTTGGAAAAGTATGCGAGTGGTCAATGACATGCGCACCGCTGATCTTGAAATTATCAAAGAAAGATGCAGTCGTGCTGCTGTTCATAATCAAGCCTTGTTGGCAGAATTTAAACAGAATTGGGCTGCAGATTTTTCTGTATGGCAGCAACAGTACATGACTCAGTTGGCATAACAACTCCAATTGATGTGGCTGCGAGCCCACTCAACGTCAAACACCACATCAGAGTGTTGGTTGATGTAATTCTGCATCATGTTCACACGCTGATCAACAGCATGCAGGTGATGTGAAGTTGTATTGTCTCCAATTTCTAACCATTCGATTGCTTGGGTGATACCAGACCTTAGCATGACATGAGCACCTGCGCTGAATCTTGTAACTTCTATCAAGTCTTGATTGGTACGCACTGGCTGCCAGGCAGCAAATTGATCAGCTTTATCAACATTTACTGTACAGACCACTCCCACAGTGCCGGGCGAAGACAACAAATTCAGTGCCATCAATCTAGTATCTCCGCAATCTACTATGTGCTGGCCGTTTTCTAAATGTGTTAAAACAGGTTTACGTATGGGCTCTACACTCAGGTGTTGATAAATCCAATTTACCCAAACTAGTCGTGCAGCAACGTCCTGATGCTCGTTGGTCCATTTTTGTAAATTTTTACTATATTTTTTTATATACTGATTAACAGTGTCTATGCTTTGGTTTAGTGTACATATTGGTGTCACAAGATCGACAGGCCAGTGGGAGTGATAAAACATAAGATATTTGTGACCCAGAGCATGTTCGATAGTTAAGTTCATGCATTATTTACAAGTTAAATACGTTGTTATGAATTTTGCACATTTTGTTAATCAAACACTGAGTGGTATGGGATTCGATATAGTAGCACGATATCAAGTCACTTGTGGCGCATACAGTTATATTACCGGTTGGCCTTTAAATCTTCCTGAAGTTAAATTTGATCACAATACTCTAGTGGTATTGCACTTTAATGATTTTATCACACTTGACCATGGCAAGTGGATTGAACTAGATGCTATTGAAAGATTTTATGGAGAACATTCAAAACAGGTGTTGGTCACATATTGGACTGCGGACCTAGACAAGTTCTATTCGGGTCCACTGAATCTTATCAAGTTTAGCAATCACAATTATGATTTATGTAATGTATTGTCTGAAGGATTCAAGGAATGGCAGCACATTCTAACTCAGTCACGGACTCATGCATGGCAGTGTTTGAACGGCAGAATCTGCCAACATCGTAACAAAGTTGCGTATACTTTAAAAAGTTGGGACACCACCAACAACTGGTTGAGTCTGGGCACTGAAATTCCGTTACCACAATTTGATTACAGCAGCTACTTCGGCTGCAACAATTATCCAAATTTTTTAAATCTGGGTTATGTATATGGCAGTTCTGCTGTGAACATAGTGACAGAAACTCAGTACTTTGATGCCACTGGTATTGTGACAGAAAAATCATTGCTGGCATTTGCTGCTGAACAAATACCTATAGTAATCGGGCATCCAGGTATTGTGCAACATTGTCGAGACATGGGTTTTGACATGTTTGATGATTTGGTTAATACCAACTATGACTCAATCAACAATGGTCAAGGTCTTGAACGAGCCGAGCAGGCGCTGATACGTAATCGTGATCTAATTCAGGGCAAGATTGATTTGTCTCCATATCAATCACGGCTCAAACGCAATCGAGAATACCTATTATGGGAACTTCCTAATCGTATGGAACATGAATTTAAATATCATGCTCGTTCTCTCGCTGATCAGATGTTAGCTAGCTATACTAGTTAGAGCACGGGTAAATTTAACAATATCTCCGTACAATGCAAACATACTGGCTTCTTGGCCATTGAAAAACACCAGTCGAGGTGCCTTGCCCAGTTGTATAAAATACGGATGTGTTAGGTGCTTGTTCAGTGCAATCAAGTGACCAGCGTGTGCCGTAGTACCAGGTGGTATATCAAACCCATGACTTTCAATTCCCAGCTGCTTAAAAACGTTATAGCCTTCGGGACTCAATCGCAATCCACTGTCAGGGCGAATATCTTTCCACCAGTCTTGCATGGCAATCGCTACATCTAAGCCGTGATCGGCTGGCAGCAAGGCCAGCAACTGAGTAGTGTAATCTAATTTAGACGTCATTAGGGAACACTCGTGTTCCCTGGGTTAACAATACCACAGAGAACTTGTCTGTTTTGAACTGAGTGTTGAGCTTGCGAGCCAAATTGACTGCATGCCCTGGATTGGAAAAAGATACTTTCTTGTATTTGGGGCCCGGATACTGTGTCAGCATGTTTGACGTTTTTAGATTGATTGGCTTTGAATCATAAAACACAGCCCATACGCCTTCGCTGGCAAGTACTTGTTCAGTTTTGTAGGTTTGCTTGTTGGTGTTCTCAATCAACACCTGTGGTTTTGGTCTGCTCATGCAGTTATTTATCACATAAACTATGTACTTTTGAACCCACCACCAGTGAGTTCTATAGTGATCACTTCGTCCTTTTGGGCACCAGGTGTTTTGTTATGCAACTGTTCCAGCGTTAGCAACAACTTGGTGATGTCGCTGTGCAAATCCTTGGCGTCTCGCATGCTCATAACAAAGTCTTTTTGTCCACGACTTTCGTGTGCTTTGATGTTGTCAACAAAGCGATTGATGTGCAAGCTCATGGTTCAATCCAATCTGTTCTAGTAGAGTCATGTGCATAAGAATCAAGTGATTTCATAGTCATATTAGGTGCAATGTCGTTGTCGAATATCTGTGCCATTTGTTTCCAGAGAAATTCTCGTTCTGCGATGGTAAGTCCCAAAGACATACCGTGCTCCTGACGATCTAGCCCGTAGTCATGTCGCCAAGTGTAGCACATGCTGGTTATAATTTGTTCACGAGTTTTTGACATAGCTTAGTTGTTGTCTCATTCGATCACGCCATTGAATTGCGTCTTCTTCATAGTCAAAGTGCGGGCTGAGTTCTAGATCTTCATTGTGATCTTCGACCCAGAGCCAGCAGTCGTTGTACTCATCATTGATCAGTTGCATGATATATTATTTCTTTAAGAAGTTGCCCAACTCGGGCGCTTTCCAACCCACTGGCTTTAGGACCTTGCCGTCTTCGCGCTTACGGACCTTGCCAGTCTCTCGATCAATCTTGGCAAAGTTTGTGCTCATAACTTCTTTCCAAGCACCTTCGCCGTTGAAGCCGGCACTGTGAATAGCACCAATAGTAACAACTAAAATATCAATCAAGGCATCCAACTGTTCGGCCATGTCATCTTCTGCAATTGCTTGTTTGAGTTCGGCATGCTCTTCGTCTATTAGATTCAGATACATCTTGTACTGAGAAATTGCATACGCATCAGTTTTCTGATCGCATGCTTTCATAAATTTTTCTTGGTCCCTGAATAAATTGGTCATTTTGCTTCTTCTTTGTTGTGGAACGGGCCCTGATATGTGTATCGTTGCAAGGTAATAAGTTTGGGATTCTGAATTACTTTCCAGTTGCGATGTTGTTTTACACGATACCATCCGGCCGCAAACCAACTCTTGCTTTTGTCTTCTTTGGTAAACAACGGTAACTTGTGTTTGACATCCCAGAGCACGTTGAACACTGGCGTACCGGTATCGTACCCGTAGGCTTGATCGCCTTGACTCACTGTACTAGTTTCAGCTGGCACAAACTCAATGTCGGTTTCTCTTCCCAGCATCTTGATAGTGGTATATCGCTTTACGGTGTTTTGTATTTTTACAACCACACCATCTTCGCCCACTTCAATTTCACCAACCTTGTGGTTGTCTTTTTTCAAGATCCAGTAGCGATCCGCAATCACTGGTTTAGCTAATATCATTCAGAGTTCCTTGGTATGTCTGATTCATCCAACGACTGACCGCATCAGCATGATCGCTGAGTTTGGTTAGTTCGTATTTGCCACAAAACTTCAGGAATTGAGCACCTACCATGCCTGTGTCCTTGTGGCTTATTTGTTCTCGAATTGCAGTGTCTACAGCATCCTTGATGTGCTGTGGTTGTGCAGTAAGATCAATCAAGGTGCAGTTACGGTCGTAGTCGTCAAGTACCTTGTGTTCAACTTGTTCATGATCGACCCAACGTTGCAACATCATGTTGTTCCAGGCATAGCCTTTTTTGTTGCGATCTTCAAAGGCTTCTGTTAAGCCAACCATTTTCTTTGTACCTTTGACACGTACACCAGGGTATGCACTAAACACATTGTCACCTGGGTCGCCACGCATGCACTTCATAAACAACACCCATTTCTGATAGTCTGTGGGCACAACAAAGTTGGCATCTGCTTTGCCAACCTTGATCTTTGAGTTGCTTTCGATAGTAAATGCCAGGCTCTTGCCTTTGCCATCTTTAACACCATCCACGCTGAACAAGTGATCATTAACGCCGTTGTACAGTCGTACATTAGGAGCAATCAGCTGCACAAAGTCTGAGTCTGTACTAACAATGGTATGTTCATCTTGTGGGTGTAGTGCAATCCAACGTGCAATAATGTCGTCAGCTTCGGCAGTGGCACAACGGATCACGCTGCAATTGGTTCTAGTAGACAAATATTTAGTCAGCTCATCATACGTTTCCCAAAACAGCTTGTCTTCCTCTGCTTCGGTCTCAGTCATGGCACCGCGGGCCACAGCGCGATTTGCTTTGTATGGTTTGTAATGATCTTTACGCCAGCTGCGACCTTCTAGTGCGAATACCACATGGTCTGCCCCAAGATCACGTGCCACTTTGTTTGCACTCATAATAGTTAGGTGCAGTGCAAAGCCCAGCTTGGTCCATGTGTCTGCTGCTCTATGTGCCTGATGCCGAGCACGAAAAAACATGTTAGAAGTGTCAATCAGCAGATATTTCATTGTGTCCTAGAAAGTTGTTATCTTTGATGTATTGTAGCATATAGTTGGCCCAAAGTCTATGACTATTTGCATCAAAATGGTAACTTGCTGCATTTGCATACACACCACCGTTGTTTTTTAGCCAATTGTGGTAGGAATGTTCTTTGGAATATGGAAAAACATAAGTGGTGCCCCACTTGTGCTGATTTTGGATATCACTAAATGTACTGTGTCCGCTAAAGAACAAGTGCTTAATTCCTAGATTCTGGAGATACAAATGCATGTTCCAAATCTTGTGGTGTGCATCCGCAGTTTTTGCGGTCCAGTCCACGTTCACAATATAGTTTTTATAACGCTCTGCAAGTTCTGCAGGAACAGTATCTACACCACTTGCGTTGACCTGATGCCAGACGCCATCGTGAAACCACTCTTCTCGTTCCCAGGTGGTCCACTGTAAGATCATAACAGTATCTGCTAATTTAGCAAGATTGTTTTTGATCCACTCTGTGGTTGTGCGAATGATGCGATCGTTACTACCACCTGAGCTGGCCCGACATACCAGGGTGGCACCAAGTGCGTCTGCTATTCTTTTGCCATAACTAACTGCTAGATTGGCAGGGTGCGGCTCTGTTCCAGTTCCCCAGAGATTGCCGTCGTCGCATGCCCAGGCGTGGGCAACTGCTGCTTCGGCCGCTGCACTATGACTGCAACCATTCACATAAAGTATCATTTTAATTTTAGCATTAGAAAAGTCACCATCTTTGGATCATCAAACCTGGCTTTGCAACCTTGAACCCATTGCCCACGGTCCCGTGTCTGCATTGGTCTAACATCCCATCCTTCGCCACCTATACGATTGTGAAGATAGAACTTGCGTGGACCAATGTGCTGCTCGCATTGTTCGGCTAAATCTGTAAAGCTGCACCCGAGCTCAACTTCTATCATTCTTGGTAAGCTGGGTTAGGGACTTCAAGTTCAAAAACAAGATAGTTAGACCTTGTACCAGCAGTGTCTTTGAGAACTTCAAGTGTACGATACTGCTCAGCTTCTTGCTGTGATTGATAAAATCCCGGACCAAATGTAGTGCCAGTGCCCGCACCGTAAACATAAGTCATGCTCAAGCCTGTTTGCTTGATCAGAGTGTAGACTTTGAAGGTTTTAGGTGCCTTGAGAGATTCCATCTTTTAGTGTCTTAAATGTTTCAGCAGCAACCACACGCTTGCGCAGGCTTGAACTTGAAAAGCTATGGTCTCTAGGATTGAAGATACATTCGATACCACGATCATAGCACTCACTACGCCCAGTAAAGTTTTTCTCTTCGTATTCTACCCCAAGTACACGCACATCCAAGGGCAGGATCAACAGTAGGTCACAGAGATCTTGTTCAGTTTGATAAACAACAACTTCGTCGACGTAACGGCATGCACTCAATTGTATCTGACGCTCTACAATGCTTTGTATGGGTTTGTTCTTGGTATCTGGACGATCAATGGTGGGATCAGTTTGCAGGCCGCATATCAAATAGTCACAGTGATTCTTGGCTTCACTCAGCATGGCAATATGGCCTGCATGCAGCATGTCAAAGGTCGAAAAGGTAATACCAATCTTTTTGCCATCCTGTTTGAGTTGTTTGATATGATTAAAAATCATGATACTTCGCTACGGCCGCCGCCAATGTCTCTGGTGCTAACGTAGATGCCCGAGTTCTTTATCGCTTGTTCTTGTTCCCAGGTTTCCATCACAACATGTCTGCAAACATTTTGAAACCAACGATCCACAATCTCAGAATCAGAATCTTCTTTTTTGATCATGTAGCCAGCTTTGACCAATCGACTCACAAAGATTTCGTTCCAGTCCAGTTCAAATGCACCTTGATGCAGATTGTTAAGATCTACATCCATACCTAGTACTGCAATGTACGGCTCACCTTTTTCGGTTGCTAACTGTTTAGCAGTTTTATCTGGCTCTTTGGTCTTGGTTGCTTTGACCTTGGGCACAGGAGTTTCATCTCCCCAAGCAGGTGCCGGTGCAGGTGCAGCAGCTACTTTTGTTTTTTTCTTTAACCAATCAAACATTTATTTCCCCCATCCGTTGCCCCAGATGTCCACATGCAAACGAGGACTGTACCAGTATCCACGCTTGAGTGCTTCGTCTGCCACATTGATTCTGTTGCCGTTGTACACACTGACCACACCACCTACTGGCATCACAAACACAGGACCAGCAAAGCCAGCCAGTCGATATTCATCCACAGCACGATCCAGTTCGTCAAAGTCTGCGGCTTTCTCAACCACAAACTTCAAGTATGTAACACCGTGTGTTTCGTAATCAAGTACTGTGCTGGGCTTGATTGCATCTGTCCATGTTTCGCCGGACACTGACAATTTTGGACTCACACTAAATGTGATTTCTCCGTGCCAGTTTGCAAGATAATCTCTGAAGTCTCTTGTGAGTTCTTGGGTACCGTTGGTCTCAAATGTGATGTGTCGCAACCCACGCTCATGCAGCATGTCTAACAGTTCTGGATATGCACGTTGCCAACCCAGTAATGGCTCACCTCCGGTGATAACCAAGTGTACTGGATTGCCGTTTGGTTGTTGCCAGTTGTTGTGTGGCAATAATACAGCCATTTTCTCTACCAATTGCTCGGGAGTAAATGTGGGACTTAAATGTTTGAATTCTGGATGCCAGCTGGCATAGCTGTCGCAGCCGGTGGTAACCAGCGGAAGCTCTTCAAATGTTTTGTACAGTTCAATTGTTTTAGCAACTTCGTCTGCTTCTTTGCTGGCCTCACCGGGCTTGCAACCAAACCCACTACAGGTAAAGTTACAACCAAATGTTCTAAGGAACACGCTGGGCACGCCAACATAACGACCTTCGCCTTGTGCTGAATAAAATAGTTCGCTGATTTTTAGTTTCATGTTATAACCTTGTTACTTTACTTAGGCCTGTCATTGCAGGGTTCTTGCGTAAGTTGACGCTTTCTTGTTGTATTTTAGCACGAGTTTCTGATTTTGTCACCCAACCTGGTAACACTGCATCCAAATAGGTCAAATGCTCAACAGGACTAGGGTGTGGATCTTCTGCTACCTTCCACCCTGATGGGAATAATACTTCTTGATAGCTGGGCAATATTGATTCGAGGACGCTGTTGTAAACACCAATAACATCATTGTATTCTGTGGTGTTTACGGCAAGATTGTCCAGGCTAAGGAATCGCCAACGCAGATCAGATTTAGATTCTAACAATACTTTTACTGCCTTGATGTATGCAAAATCTCGTATCATACAACCTCTTTCGTCAACATGAGTTTTAAGATAGTTAGGATCGTATACTGGACAATTAAACATGTTGCCTAGGGTGTGCCATCGTCCTTGTACATATCTGTCGTCCCTTAAAACAGTTGTCCAACACACAATCACAGTGTCGTTAGAATCAAATTTATGACGCTGATCGGCTTCTATAACCGAGTTGAAGATGTGCTGATTACCGGCACCGCTTTGCCCCCAATTTTCAAAATAATCAAACTCAGGAGCGAGACAATCAGCCCAGGTGCTCCAACGATAGTTGGTGTAGCTGCACCCAAACGTAAACAGTCGACTCATGCTGCGGTAATTTTAGCCCGACTTGCTCCGTCGCCACGTCTAGCACGATCTGCGTCATCACCTATACGCTCTACCATTGCTTTGCCAAAATTTCTGCGGCGTGCAAAATAAAACAGTTCCAGGAACTTGGAAAAGCTCATGGTCTTGTCTTCTGGAAATTCCAGTTGATACGTAGTAGGTGCATGTACCAAGTCGTG